AAATTTTTCAAACAAGATTACAAGAAGATAGTAAAGCCGCTGGTAGGTGGGAAACAGCACAAGGCGGAGAATACTTTGCAGCTGGAGTGGGCGGTGCCATCACTGGTCGGGGTGCTGACTTATTAATTATAGATGACCCACATTCAGAGCAAGATGCATTAAGTCCCTCGGCTCTTGAATCAGCTTACGAATGGTACACATCAGGACCACGACAACGTCTACAACCTGGTGGTAAAATAGTTTTAGTTATGACACGTTGGTCTAACAAAGATTTAACAGGTATGTTAATTAAAAATCAAACAGAACCTAAAGCTGATCAGTGGCAC